GAAGAAGGAAGAAGAAATGCCTGAGTTTGCGAATATGAGAAGTCAGCTCTATGCCGGTAAGAATGGACTCGCTATTTGGGTAAAGACAAGAGGAGCTTTAGACCCTGATGTAGATTGGAGCGAACTAACAAAAATAAAATATAAAAAGAATGGTTCAGGTTTGACAATTATTATGTCGAAAGAAGATATGAGAAAGGGAGGAACAGAATCTCCCGATGTGGCCGATTCTCTTATGCTTACTTTCTTCAAGTCAGACATCGGAATCGAACAGAAGAAAAAGTTCAACGCTCCTGACCCACAGGCAATCCTTAATCAAGGGAAAAAACTTTGGGGATAACCTAGCTTGACTTTTATTTTTATGATATAATTAAAACATTACAAACTAATATATAAATTTTTTTTAATGGCAACGACATTCAAAACAAAAAGTTCTCTCCCCATTGCAACACAGCAAGAGATTGAGAGAATATTAGCTATCAACTCAGGGCAAAGAACAAGTAGTGAGACAGCATTTCTTACTTCTCTTACTCCCTATCTTACAAACGAAATAATTCTCGCAAAAGCAAACGGAGATATTGTTATCGCTGAAGGTTCGGAAGTTCCTACAGGTGCAACAGGTTTTATAAAAGGTGCTGAATTTATTAAGACAGATGTAACCGGTCTTGTTATTACTTTCAAAAATATAGGAGATAAAACTTCTGCTGTATGGTTGGCAAGTATTGAAGGCGAAGGAGTTCCGGTTGATTACACAGACGGAGACCCTGTAGCTACTGGCCAAGATTACGCTCTTATTGGTTCTAAATATACAGACATTCTTACTGGTATTATTTATGTAAATACTGGAGACGAAGACGAGCCTGTATGGGAAGCATTAGCATTTGTCGCTTAATTAAAAATAATCTTATGAATGGCAATTAAAAAAGAAGTTCTCAAATATGATGATGTCGAAGTGTCTTTAAGGACACAGAAATATTGCGAAGGTGCAATATCTTATCAAGAACGCAGACATCCTGATTGGAGAGAAACTTATTCTCTATACCGTGACACTATATCAGTAAACCGATTGACTCAAACTCAAACGGTTAATGTTCCGTTGATGAAAGAAACTATTCGAACTATTCTTTCAAAGACAGATGAATCTCCTGATTTGTATTACGAGTCTCTAGATAATAATAAACAAGGAGAAATATTCTTGAATGAATATTGGAAATGGTGGGTTATAGAAGACCGCTTTGAGATTAAAGATATTGTTGATAAAAAACAAGAGGCTCTATATGGCCGTTCAACAATGAAACTTAATCTCTTTGACGGAAGACCTACGGCTGAAGTTCTAGAACCTTACGATTGGATTTGTGATAGATATGCTGATCCTTCAGATATCGAGAATACAGCAATGTATCAAGCTCACATAAATATCTATCGTTCGATGTCTCAGATTAAAGCTAACAAGTTTTATGATAAAGAAGCTGTTACAAGACTTCAAACAGCTTATGCTACATCTCTAGGTTTGATAAAATCAAAAGAGAATGTAGAACAGATGAATGCTCGTAACGAAAGACTTCAAGATATGGGAGTTCCTGATATTGATAATCCTGTTCTTGGAGAAACTTATCTAACACTTAAAGAACATCATATAAAACTTTGGAGTGAGGAAAGAAGTAAACTTGTTATTTGGGTTAGAATTACTTGTGATAACGAAACCTTAATGATGAAACCTCTCGAAGATATGTTCGGAGTTAATTTCTATCTATTCACTTCTTGGGCTGATGATGTTGAGAAGACAGATTTATATTCTGACGGAGTAGGAGACATTGTTAGAACTCCAAACAAGATTCTTAATTCTTGGTTCTCTCAAATGGTTCAGAATAGAACACTTAGAAACTTTGGAATGACTTTCTATGACGCTACGGCTGATGAGAAATGGATTCCACAAACTTACGAACCTGTTCCTTTTGGTTGGTATCCTACAGCCGGAGACCCAAATAAAACAACTAAGCGTGTAGAGATTCCTGAACTATCAGAGAGTATGGACGAAATGCAATTCGTAATTTCAATGGTAGAAAGAGCTACAGCTTCTACGGCCACAGAAAAAGGAACTCAAGAAAGCGGAGATGTTACTCTAGGACAGATTAAGCTTATGCTTCAATCTTCTAACGATAGAATTACATCTATTGCAAAGTTCTACAAAAAAGCAAGACAAGAGTTCGGGGATAAATGGTATCGCTTAGTTATGGCGAATGAGAAGTGGATTAAGCCGGTAGAAGTTTATAAAAAATCTTCTAAAGGAAATTACTTCAAAGAAACTGTCGCTCCTCAAGATTGGAAAGATGAAGTAGGATATATTTGTAAGGTTGTCTCAACATCAGAGAGAGACCAAAAGAATATCGAATCAGTTCAGAAGATTCAAGCTGTATCAGGAATGTTCCCTGAGAATGTTCCATTAAAGAGAATCTTGAAGAAGAGAGCGTTAGATTTGGTTGAAGGATTGACTCAAGAAGAAATAGACGAAGTTCTTGATTTTGATGAGACATCAGGTGCAGAAAATCTTCCTAACACAATGAATAATCCACAGCCTAAAGATATGGTCGCAACCAAATAATAATGATATAATATATAAAGTTAATGAACGAACTACTCGCAAAATATAATATAAATAGAAACAGCCTAACTACAGACGAGTTAATCACTCTAGAGAAATGGGCTAAAGCTATTACTGGAAAACAGATATCCGTTTTTGATGTCACACAATACATCAATTCTATGATAGAAAAACTCGAAAGAGAGTTACACGGATATGATACAAAACCTATGACATTCGCCAACTTATTTTTTAGTAGACGCAGAAATCGTCATCTAGAAGCTAGGTTGATGAATTATGTAATGTTACGAGACTTTCTCACAGCTCCCGAAAGGGCTAGGTCGTATGTCGAGAAACAGCTTGAGAGCTTTGCTCCCAAGAAATAATTATAAGATTTAATTCAAAGATAATTTTATGGCAGACAATATAAAAGATTTACCTTTCGAAACTCAAGAAGTATTAAACTTCATTTTGAGTCTCGATATAGAGGAACTTTCTGACGATCAAAAAGAATTCCTTATGGCTCGAAGAAGTTACTTGAATGCGGAGCAAAAAACTAAGTATTCAAAACTTATCAAGTTACACGAGGAAGGAAAGCTCGTTACGAAAACAGAAGATGAAGACAATCTTGAATCTCTATCTTTAGCAAAACTTAAAAAGATTGCAAAAGAAGAAGGAGTAGATATCAAGAAACTAAACAGCGTTAAAGAAATAGCTGTTGCTATCAAGAACGCTCGTGAAGACGCAGAATAATTTATTAGTGTAAGTTAATTGCCAAACCCTCCTAGTGAGGACGGCCAACAAACACAATGGCAGAAAATGAACATTTAGAAAACGATATGCTTGAGAGTCACAAACTTGAAAAGCCTATCGATGTCTTCCCAAAGAAGACGAGTCTAACTCCTGAAAATGGAACGACAACTGACAATCCTGAGTCAGAAGAAAACAAAAAGGAAAACGGAGAAAGTATCACTCCGAATAAGCCTGAAGGTGGCGAAGGTAAGACGGAAATAATTCCTGAAAAACCTGAGTCTAAAAATGAGACAACTCAACCGGCTAAGCCGACAGAAGTCAAAAAAGATGATCCTGATTACAAAAAGAAGTTTTCAGAATCAACTCGAAGGAATCAAATCGTTGAATCACAATTCAAAGAATTGCAAAAGATACTTGGGGATATTACAAAACAAGAAGTCCCTACCGATGAGGAAATGGTAAAACTTATTCCTGATTGGGATTACCTAAGTGACCGTGAGAAGAACAGTGAAAGAAAAATGGTTGTCATCGAAAGAAGACAAAACCACATTCTAAACACTATTGGAAACATTGCCAACGAAACTGAGAGTGTTGATAAACTATCTCAACTAATCGACAATGAACCTCGCTTGAAAGGAAAGGAAGATGAATTCTATGAGTTCGCAACTAGACCTAACAATAGAGGAGCTTCAATGGAAGTTTTAGTTAATGCTTTTCTTTTCGAAGCTACTCCGATTACTGAAGATAAACCTGAAGAGGATAAACTGACTCCTGAAGATACCCAGCCTTCTTTAGAGAGGGGAACAGGAGGAGGAAATATGTTACCTCAGAAACCTATTAAGAAAGACGGAGAGATGTCTCCTGAAGAGCTTAAATTATTACGAACTCAAAACCCTCGCAAATACAACGAGATGATTCGTAAAGGTCAGATAAAATAATTTCACTCGGTTACACTTCATTAAATGAATAAAATTGAATGAGCGATTTTGGAACAAATGTTGGAGAGAAGTTCGCAAAGAATACTCTCAAAATCTTCTTCGAGAGAGCAATCGCTCCTGATATCACAAATCAGGACTACGAAGGCGAAATCAAAGGAGGCGGTGCAGATAGATTGAATGTTTTGACATTCGGTGCGTTAGGTCTTAAGAACTATACAGGCGTTGCGATGTCTGTTGATACTCCACAAGAAAGTGAAGGAGTTCTTATTGTTAATCAAAAGAAAGCTTACTACTTCCAAATAGAAAGCTTCGCAAAGTTCGCTTCCTATGTAGATGACGCAGAATCAACTCTCATCTCTACAGCAGGAAAAACTCTTGCTAAGACTATAGACGGATTCGTATTAGGTCTTTATGGCGATGTTGCTTCAGGTAACAGAGTAGGAACAGACTACACAACTGGAACTGTAACTGTCACAGTTACAACCGGAGCTGTTGTAGGAGACGGAACTACTTTCACTTCAGCAATGGTTGGCCTTGGATTCAAAGCTACAGGTCATACAGCTTGGTATCGTGTTAAAACATATACTGATGCTACACACATTGTTATTGAAGATGACTTCGATGATATTACTTCTGCTTATACCGGTGGAGCAATCGGAGCAGGTGCAACTTATGTTATTGAAGCAAACACTCCATTGACTGTCGCAAAGGCTACTATATTTGATTATATCGTTGACCTTCAGACAAAGCTTGATGAAGATGAAATCCCTGAAGATGATCGTTGGGTAGTTCTCCCTCCTATCATTTCTAACTTACTCGTTAAGTCTTCACAGCTTCAAACAGCTGTCGATACAGCTTACGAAGATGTTATCAAGAAGGGTATCGTTGGATATGTTGCAGGATTCAAGGTTTACAAAAACAACCAAGTTTCAGGTAACAACACTAACGGTTTCAAGTGTCTTGCCGGACACAAGTCATTTATTACTTTCGCTATGGCATTCACTGAATCAGGTGTAGAACCTTTCATCGGTGGATTTGGTCAAAACTTCAAAGGTTTGAACTGTTATGGTGCTAAGGTTGTAGATGAACGCAGAAAAGCAGGTGCTTACTTGTTCGCAAAAGTATAGCCTTCTCTTGCTCCTCTCTCTGAGGGGAGTAAGGATAAGGTCGTAATTTATTATTAAGCTTAATCTTCAATAAAAATCAATGAGTAAAAATACAGTAGCAATGCCTGTTCAACCTAACAGAGCAGAGATAGAAGCTCGTAGAGGTATAGTTCGAGATGAGAACGGAAAGATTGTTCGTTCTAAAGCTTGGAAGAAAGAGCGAATTATATTCCTCAACAAAAAGATTGAGGATTTCGCTAATAGAACCAAGAACGCAAAAGAAGAGATAAAGTCATTACAGGCTTAATCTCTGGTCGTATTACAAATAATTTAATTTTTTAATTTTAATGGCAGATGTAATTTTCAACGCTTTCAAAAAGTATATAATGAACGGAAGTATAGACCTCGATACTGATACTATCAAGGTCGCTCTTGTTACTTCATCATATACTCCTGATCAAGACGCTCACGACTTCTTTAATGATGTAACGAACGAAGTAGTAGGAACAGGTTATACGGCCGGAGGTGCAACTCTAGCAAATAAAGCTGTTACTCAAGACAACACAGATAACGAGGGTGTATTTGACGCTGATGATGTCACTTGGTCTACTTCAACAATAACAGCACGAGGAGCTGTATTGTATAAGTCTCGTGGTGGGCTTTCTTCAGCTGATGAACTTATAGCATATCTAGACTTTGGTTCTGATAAAGTTTCTACAAACGGAGACTTTACTATAGCTTGGAATGCTGAAGGGATTCTTAACCTCAACTAGATTGTTTTCTTCTTCTAACCATATTCTGTTTACTCAGAAAATGGTTAGTGATAAGTAAATAATATAAATGTTCAAACTTAAAAATACAATTAAAAATAATAGCACAACATCAAAGAATTTTTCTTATCAAAAAGGAGAGGTTAAATTAGATTTTAATTTAAGAACTGATACTAAAAATCAACTCAAAGATTTTAAGGATTTATTGGAGGTCGCATTACAAGAAGTTAATGAGGAAATAAAAAAGTAAATGGCAACTATTTGGGCAGTTATAATTGGTGGTGGTGGAGGTGGAGGTTGCTCTTATAACACACACGGAGGAGGAGGTGGTGCAGGTGGTTATATTGAAAATAATTCTATTTCTGTCACAGAAACAACTTACAACATTGTTATTGGTGCAGGTGGTCTTTCTGCACAAACGCAAGCAGATGTTCAAGGTTCAAATGGTAGTAACACTACAGCTTTTGGATATACCGCTTATGGTGGTGGAGGTGGAGGATCTTCTAATTCTAGTAGTGCAAGTAATGACGGAGTTAATGGAGGTTGTGGAGGAGGTGCTGACGGATATACTTCAGGAGATAATGGAACAGCAGGAACAGGAAGTCAAGGAGGAAATGGAGGTGTTGGTTATGGAACTTCTACTACATCAAATCGTTCAGGAGGAGGTGGAGGAGGTGCAGGAGGAAATGGAACTAATGGATCATCTGGTCAAGGTGGAAATGGTGGATCAGGAACAGCTAGTTCAATAACCGGAACATCAGTTTCTAGAGCAGGTGGGGGAGCAGGTTCAGGGAACACAGGAGGAAGTGCTAGTGCAGGTGGTGGTGCAAAAAATACTTCAGGAACAGCTAATACAGGCGGAGGTGCAGGTGGATGTCCTACTGAGTCTTTAGGAACTACTGGAGGTTCGGGTGTCGTCATAATTAGATTTGCAAAATCTTTAATGCATTATACGGCTACAGGTAGTTATTCTGTTTCTGAAACTGGTAGTGATTGGGTTATAACATTTACAGGGAATGGATCATTTACTCCTGTTTTTTGGGACACAATATCAGGGCAAGTCACACTAGGAGGAACTGGTGTATCTGGTGCTGTTGTAAGATTGATATACCAAACTACAGATACAGAAGTTTCTAAAACAACAACTGACGGAAGCGGTAACTATTCATTCACAAATACTCCATTTTTATATCCAAGTAGAGCGTATCATCTTTGTGTAGAATACACTGATGGGTCGTCTAATAAATATAATGCGAAATCCCTATGGGGTGTAGTAGGGGTATAATTTAATGGCATACACAGTTCCGGCAGGAAATGCAGTTAATTTCATACTAGAAAGTTATACTATCCCTAGCGGAAATGCAGTAAACTTTGATGTATCAGGAGCAATCAACATAACAGTCAATGCTTCTGTTCTTTCTGTGTCTTTATCTATTCAGACTCCAACAATAACAGCTAAAAGAAACATAAGTATTTCAGGAACGGTTCTATCTTCTACATTCTCACTTCCAACTCCAACGATATCAGGAAAGGCAAATATTGTTTCGTCTATTTTATCAGCGACATTCTCTTTACCTTCAAGAACAGTTATCATTGCAAATAATGTGATGATCAATGCTTCTCCTTTGGTTGCTTCTTTCTCTCTCCAAACTCCTACGATTACGACAGAAAGAGAAGTGATAGTTTCTTCTTCAGTGTTGTCGGCCACATTCTCACTTCCAACTCCAACGATTCACGAATCTATCCCTGTATCAATAAATGCAAATGTTTTGAATCTTTCATTATCGATTCCGGCTATAACAATTACAACTCAGATATTTGCTCTTGTATCTCCTTCTCCATTGTCTGCTAGTTTTACAATACCGGCATATACAGAAATAATTACAGCGAACATTGATATAGACGCTCCTGTATTCTCTGCTTCTTTTTCTATACCGGCTTATTCTATAAAAATAGGAACTAGACAAATACCAAATGTTTTATTATCTATTTTTAGTTCTAATGTTGTCTCTATTTACGCACAAAGATTTGTTTCAATTACTCCTGAAGTTTCTTTACTTAATTTAAGTATTCCTACTCTTGGAATTATTGCTGACTTTTGGCAACCGAAATATCCTGTAGAGAATGTTCAAATTTTCTCAGATAAGAGTTATAATGATGATAACACTTGGTCAGACAAGCTCACTGTCGGGAGTGATGTATGGTCAGATAAATATTAAAAATAATTATTTTATAAATGGCGGTTAAAGCTGAAACAATCGAACAAATAGGAGGATTCGGAAACCTTATACCAAGTAGCTATAAGGAACATTTTCGTTCTTCAGGTTTTATTAAAAGTGCTAATGGATTAGTGGCTGGAATTAAAACTTCTGTTTTATCTACTGGTAATCCTACAAAATTTACACAATCAGAATATGCAAGTATTGGAAATATATTTAATATGGCTGACGGATATGGAAGAACAAATATCGGAACTCAATCAGGAGCTAATCCTGTTACTTATGTTTTGAATGAAAACGGAGACATATATCAATCTTATAATGGAGGTAATCCTGATTTGGTTGTTGCCATAGATAGAAATAATAGTCATTTTGGAGTTAGTGGATTAGGAGGATTGATAACAGACCCAAAGAAAAGATTACTATATTCAGGAGAAAGATATTTAGGAATGTTTGATCCTTCTGTATCAGATGTTTTCTTCACCGATTTGACTTTCACTAATGGTTCTAATGCTGTCGGTTCTTCTGACGCTACTGAAGACTTTACGGCTGATATGGTTGGTAAAAATATTAGAGTTCTTATTGGTGGCACATATCACTATTATAAAATTGCTTCTTATATTGACGGATTTCATATTACGATTTCAGGAACATTCTCCGGCACAACAGCAGGGAATTATACAGCCTTTGTTTTAATGTCTTGGACTAATTCTTGGAAAGATTGGGGAACAGATTTTTCAGAAAATTCAGAAGGTAATTATGCTACTACTCCGTGCGAGACATACGAAGATACAGTTCTGTTTGGTCGTGGAAGTAATATAACTTCTCTAAACATAACATCAGACACAATTACAACTGACGCTTCTCCTGCTTTCAATATGCCTGACGGATATGATTGTATGTCAATCGATAAAGGTTCAAATGGTATCTTGCTAGGATTCAACTTCCAAGGTAAAGGAGTTCTTCTTTTATGGGATAATTTTTCAGATAGGTCTATTGCTCCTTGGATTGAACTTCAAGATAGATTAGTTTCTGTTTGCAAATATCAGGGTAATTGGTTAGTGATTACAACAACAGAAATACTTCTAACAAATGGATATAGTGTAACAACTCTCGCTTCTAATTTTCTAGACGCTGAACATACTTCATATTCTCCTATTCTATATTCAAAGACATCAGCTGTCGTTGGAGATGATTTTTATTTTACTATCGGTCTTTCTTATAACGGAAAAAGAAGAGCAGGGTTGTATTGTTTTAATCTAACTTCAAAATTAGTTACTTACATTCCTCGCACAGATATGAATCAATATGACAATCTAACTCGCTGTATTTTCTATAGTAATAGTAATTCTTCAGGAGGTAAGTTAATGATAGGTAGTGCCGGTTCTTGGGATTATGTATCAAAAGATACTGAATCGAAAGTTTCAACTATAGTAACGAATCCTGTCGGATCAGGAGTAAATAGAAAGATTGCTGAAGCCTTGAAAGTAGATTTAGGAATCAGTGAAACTTATTATAGTTCTGATTCTCCTTTCAGTTTTGATATTATTGCGAAAGTATTCCCGATGACAAAACAAAAACAAAATAGAGCAAAACTTAAAACAGCTATGGTCACTAATTACAACAAGATGACTATCGATGAAACAGTATATCCTCAAATTCCTGTAGGTAGTGAGATAGAGTTTCTAAGTGGCGAGAATGCCGGATATACTAGAAATGTAATCTCTAAGACCGGAGCAGGAACAAATACGGCTGTTCTAATACTCGATAGAAATCTCCCTTACCTTCAGACAAATACAACTGATTATTTCTTCTTCAATCCATTCCTTCTTATTGAAAAGAAATCATACACAAATATAACTGAGATACCTGAGACAATTTGGTTCGATATCAAAAACAAAATAAAAGGTAAAAAGTTTATGTTCAAAATAGAAATAGAGAATCCAACTGTTCCTATTGAGTTAAGGCCGATGACATTTATTTACGATGATTTAGGAGTAATCTAATGAACCAAGCTACATTCAACAATAAAAAAACAAAGGGCGAAGTAGAAGAAGTTAAGAAACCTGACAATACAGAAGAGGTTCTTAATTCTATGCAAAAGGATATAAACGATAAAAAGAATGAACCAAGCCTTAATGATTATCTTGGTATCTTAGAAGTTTTGAAGAAAGTTAAAAAACACAGAACTACAGCTCCGACAAATGTTCCAAAGACATATCTAGACGCTATTGAGTTTTATGTTTCAGGAACAACCTATCGAGTATATTTCTATATAAATAAAAACTGGAAATATATTACGCTGACTTAGGTTTTACACTTTCACTTTACTTTGAAAAATGTTATAATTTTATTAGTTAATTAAAAAAATATGAATGGACTTTTTAGAAGCAAAACAAGCACTCGCTAGAAAACTAGATATCGACTATGCCGATATCGCAAACAACGGACTCTTCACTGAGGCCGATTTAGAAGACTATCTAAACCAAGGAGCTATCAAAGCTTGGGATTATAAGTTTTGGGATTTCACTGAGCATTCCAAAACAGCAACTCTCACAGCTCTTAATGCTTCGAACGGCTATATCTCTCATCCGAATGATATAGCTCCTTCTAGTATTTATTACCTTACTGTAGACGGAGTTCCTTTTGATAAGAAAAGCTTCCCTTCATTTCAGAGGTGGTTCACTGAAAACGCTTCTGATGATAGCCCTTACTGGACTGAGTTTAAGAGACTCATATTCTTAAATAAAAATAAAATTACAACAGGAACGGTTGTTGATATTTTTGGTAAGCGTTCATTCCAAAAGATGACAGAAGATACAGACTTAATGCCGTTCTCAATGAATACAAGTGATGATCAATACTCAGGAAATCAGGCTTGTATTTTATTGGCATATGCTGAAGCTTTGTCTTCAGATAAAAAGAAAAATACTTCTCAAGCTGAAATAGAATCTAAGAATGCCTACAATATACTAGAATCATTATCAAAACAACTTGAAGCAGGTCGTGCCTCAGAGCAAATTAAAAATAGACCGATGTTTAATGTTCCTGATATGTTCCCTCGCAACGGGAGAACAGGAGGAAGCATTGGTAAATTCTCAATATAAATGGCAATCACATATAAAATAAAATCAGGAGATACTTTAGGAGCTATCGCAAAGCAATACGGAACAACTGTATCAGCTCTAGCTTCAGATAATAAAATTACAAACCCTAATCTTATTAAGGTAGGGCAAAGTTTGACTATCGGTAATTCATCCCCTGCTCAGACAAATGTTTCAAATTATGATATCAAAGAGTATCGAACGAACCTTGATAAAACTCTAGGAAAAACAACTACACAGAATCAATCTTCAAATATAAATTACACTCCTGCTAATTCTGTAGTTACTCAACCAAAAATAAACAATACTCCGGTTAATCAAAACAATACGAATATAAATAATAATCAAAACAATGCTCCTGTTTCTTCCTATAGCGTTGTAGCCGGAGATAGTCTTTCAAAGATTGCTTCTAAAAATGGTATGACTCTTCAGCAATTATTGGCTTTGAATCCTGAGATACAAAACGCAAATATGGTTCGTGTTGGCCAAACAATCAAACTCGGAGGTAATACTTCAAATGTAAATAATAATATGGGGGGTGGAAATAATGCTCCGGTTGTTGATAATGTTGCATTGAAGAATCAGCAAAATGAAGACATAGCTAAGAAAGCCGGAGAAGCCGGATTGAGTGTTGCTGAATACACTAATCTTATGAATGCTTCAAATACTCCAACAAAAGAAGAGAGTGATAGACTTGCTAAAGAATTAGGTATAACAGACCTTGAAGGAAAAGTATTTGCTAAACCGGCAGACAATACTCAAGAGATATACGATAATGCTTATAAGGAATCAGGTCTTGCAACTCTAAAATCTCAAATAGATAAAATAAATAAAGAGATAGAAAAAGATAGAGCCGACCTTGAAGAAGCTACAGCAACTATTGACGAGAATCCATTTCTTACAGAAGCTTCTCGTGTTGGCCGTGGGAAGAGAGTTCTAGACCAAGCTGAAACAAAAATAAATAATAAATTAAAACAAATAGAAACTCTTCAATCTACATACAATACCGGTATCGATGAAATCAATGCGTTAATAACTCGTAATACAAATGATTTCGGAACGAACCAAGCTATCGATACAGCGAAGTTAAATTACCTTACAGCAAAAGCAGAGAAACAGGCAGAGCAAACTACAGCCGGAGCTACAGCTAAAAATGTTGGGAAATATCTTTCTTCAAAGTCTGCTTCAGCTGAACCAAATGTAATTGGATCAGCAGAAATGGGATATTACAAATGGGATACAACAACTAGAAAATTCGTTCAAGTTTTGTCTCCTAAGAAATCTTCTTCAGATGAAACCTTCAAACCTTCAGCTGAACAGAAAGCTCTTGTTGGCCGTTTCTTAAGCACAGCTGACGGAAAAGCTTTAATGGGAAGTTCTGTTCTAACAAACTCAGATATCTCAGCTATATACGCAGACCCTACTTTGTTCTATTCACTATTACAAAAGGCGAGTGAGTCAGGTATTTATTAAAATTAAAAATTGAATGTCAGCATACGATGAACTAAAAAAGAATCTTGTCGGAACTGTAGATACTAAGTCATTAAGTTCAGACATAAATAAAACTGGGAGTTCTCAACCTGCAATTAAGCCGAAGACAACTTCGGCTTATGAGGCATTAAGGACGAATCTTGTTTCTAACTCTGTAGAGATACCTTCTGTTAAGCAAGAGACAAAGAAAAATGATGATAGAACATTCTTTCAAAAGTATGTAGACTTCTCAAATAAGGTTCAAGAAAAAGTAGCTGTTCCTTTTGTTCACAATATTGCGAAGCTTGGTAATGAAGCTGTTAGACAAGTAGGTTCACTTATTGGAGGTGTAGAAACTATCTCAAATAAAATAGAAGACAAAACAAAGATTTCTCCTCTTAGTGGACTTGTTGGATTGAATCCTATTATTGGTCTTGCAAATAATCCTATCAAAAAGTTAATCACAAATATTTTCGGAGAATCAAAATCAGACGCTCCTATTGGAGACGCTATCGAAGACTATGCAACTCGAACAGATAAAGCTATAAGTGAAGTTACCGGATTAGAAGATAATTATGTTACAGCTGTTTCAAAAGGACTAGGTTCTTCTATTCCATATTTGGTTGGAGGTATGGCGATGAATGTCGCTAAAGTTCCGGCTTGGCTAGCTAGTCTTTCTTCTTCAGGAGTAGAATCTTTAGTTAATGGATATGACGATTATAAAACTCTTCTTGAAAAAGGAGATGATGAAGCGACAGCTGAGAAGAAAGCTATCGCAAGTTTTGGAGCAAATGTTTTATTAAATTATGCTACGAATAAATTAGGAGGATTTTTTGAAACTCTTGATAAGGGAGTTATGCCTTCATTAAAAAGATTTCTTTCTGTGACTCTTTCTGAAACTGGCCAAGAAACAGCTCAACAGCTTATTAGTAATATTGCGACAGGAGAGAAAGCAACGACAGGCCTAACAGAGACCGCTCTTGTCTCACTTCCTATTTCTGGTATCTTTGGAACGGCCGGAATAATGCTACCAAATAAAGCAGAGAAAGAGTTCACTAAATTTGTGAATGACGCTAGAAGTAAGGGAATGAAAGATGACGAGATTGTTAAAACAGTTTCATCACTATTTCAATCTCCTGAAGAGAATGTTCGCAAGGCTGTAGAAAATATTAAAGGAGCTAAAAATGTGGTAGAAACTTTAAGAGAAAATCTCTCTAAAACAACTTTAGAACAACAAAAAGAGATAGAAGGGGAGATTATACCAACTAAGACCGAAAAGGTTACTACAGAGCAACCTATAGCTAAAGAACAAGCAAAAACTCCTAAAGTAGAGTTCAATATGCCTGAATTAGCTCAAACTCCCGAAAAAGAGACAGCTTTTAATGAATTAAAGAAATTATCTTCGAAAGTTAAGACTATTGAGGAACTACAAAAAAAGATAAATGAATCAGACCAGAACCTCGAAGATGTGATTCAATTTCACGGAACACAAAATAAAGAATTTGCAGACGCTATCAAAAATGGCGTTGTTCGTGTTTCTGAAGACGGAATAGCAGGTAAGGGATTTTATGTTACAAGCACTCCTGAACTTGCTGATTATTTTGGTAAACAAAAGAAGGAAGGAAACGCTCGTGTTCAAACATCGAATACTCCCGATATTTACGGAATCGATTTAAGAGATTTGAATATTAAAAAATTACCATACGGCAAACAAGAGTATTACGATTTTCTAGCAGAAAAGAAATTATCAGCTGATCAATACAATGCCGAACTTCGAGCTGAAGGATATGACGGATTGAATCTCGAAGGAAGAGGAGAGACAGTTATCTTTGAAGGAACAAAAGTCAAAGAGTTCAAACTAGATTCTCTTATTAAAAAGCCTAAGGCACAATCAGAGCTAGTCAAAGAAGCTGTGGCAAACAAACCAAAAACAATAAAACAAATTGCTGAAGAGACAGGAATTAAAGAACCTAACATCAGACGCATTCTTGGCCAAGGAGCAAAATCAGGAACTTTTGAAAGAGTAGAGAAAGGAGTCTACATTCTAAATAATGGTAAAGAAGATATCGCTTACATTCATACAGCTGACGCAATGGAGACATTGCCTAAACTTGCGAAAGAAGGATTAAAAGTAGATATGGTTTTCTTGGATATTCCATACGATACTCCGGCCGTAAAAGGTGGAAGTAGAGGAGTAGAATATAATCTTATTTCTGTAGATGACTTCCGCACAGTTATGAAAGCTGTTTCGGAAATTGTGCGTTCTGAAGAAACTCCTGTTTACTATATGTTCTCTCAAGCTGAATCCGGTATGAAGAAAATGTTAGCTTATAATGATGTTCTTACTGAGACAGGATTCAAACCGATAGCGAAAGGAAACTGGCAGAAGATGTTTAATAATGGAAAACCGGTAACGAATGTCAGAGGCGTTGTAGCAAAACCTGAAGGAATACTTCTCCTAAATAAAAAAGGAGAATTTATAGAAAAAGATTCAGAGAGAAATCTTGATTTCACAACTCGAAGACCAAGAGGATATCAGACGGAGAAACCGGCTGAACTTTTGCGTTCACTCATTCTTCAGGGAACTAAAGAAGGCGACACTATTCTTGATCCGTTCGCAGGTTCAGGAGTAGCCGGAGCTGAAGCAATTAAAGAAGGAAGAAAAGCTGTTCTTATTGAAAAAGATAAAGATGTTGTTGAGAAGGTAACAAAGCCTAGGGTTAAAGAAGCTGTAACAGAAAAGAAATCAAAGCGAATCGGCTTAATGGATTATCATCCTTCTTATACTGAGAATATGAATAAACTTATCAAAGAAGCTCAGGACAACGGAGACTT